AACACCCGAGATGCAAAGCACGAGCGGCCTCTCTCTCGACCAGATCGTGCAGTTCAATTGGAGAATCCAAGACCAAAGCGATTGCGTAAGGAGGACATGCCTTACCGTTTACCCTTCCTCATTGTTTGATTACTATGCCAGCCCTAAAGGAACGTGAACCAGAATGGGATAGTTTCCCACCTGAGATGCGTAAGCTTATTGAACAGATACGAAAACATGGAAGTAATAGTCTTGATGAGATGCAACGGATCTTAGTGAGTCAAGTGTTTAGAACAGCAGCTATTAGCACTGATAAACGTATCTTGTTTGTCAGGAATAAGATTCAAGAGGCACACCTTGACTATTGTTTTAAGTTACCAGCAATGAGGGGTAAATAATGGATTTCGAATCCGCCTTACGCATTACGGGACGGCAACACTTACCCAACCCCGACACTTTAGCTGGTCATCTTGCTGATGTATTAACGTGGAGGCAACTGCGTAAGTTAGCCAAACGTAACCACATAAGGCAATACAGCTACCTCAACAAGAAGGGGTTAGCTATGGTTCTTGCTTATCAAGCTTTTAATAAGGCATCACGTTACCCACAAATCAATGGCTTATCAACAGTACCGGGAAAGTAAGTATGAGGTACAACTCTATGGGTTGTTACATTGTTCCCTAGATAGATTGATTGATCTTGGGTCTAGGTTAGAGGCACATGGGGATGTATTGGCTACCCATGAGGAAGACATAGACACTGGAGAAGTAACTAAGCTTCCTGATGTACACCCTGAGGATCTACTATTGGCACAGCTAGGTGTTGATGGAGCAGAGGAGGAGATTGAGGCAACACAAGAATTAGTTAAGTTAATATCAAGGGTAATGATAATTCGTAATGCTAGGAACATTATTCAATCATCACAAGCCTCTTAATTTATGGCAACAACAGAGCAACTCGCCCGACAATTACAGCGAGAACTTGATGCCCGAAGTGAGGCAATCAAACGCCTTCGAGAAAGGACAAGGAATGCGGAAGAGCGGTGTTATGCTAGCTCTACTGTTTATGGGTCAGCCTTTATCAACAAAGGACTTGAGCTTATCACTAATGAGATAAGTAGTAAGTTACACCGAGTTAGTCAAGGTTGGGTTCAGGAGAAGGCTCAGGCAGTTATTCCTCTCAAGGATTGTGACCCCGCTGTGTTGGCATTGATCACCGCAAAGGGTGTCATTGATATTCTTGGGGTAAGAAGAATTGAACACCTTACTTACCAGGCAGCCACTACACATATTGGGACATTGGTCTATCATCAGGTGATGTTGGATCAATTTTGTGGTAAGCATCCTGATCTATTTAATAAGGCTAGGTTACATATCCACGATCACAAAGGCTACTCCTACAAGGTTCAACGTTACCGAGCGGTGATGCGGAGCAATGATGTTGAGCCATTACGGTGGCCAGCAAGCATCAGGCACCTTGTTGGGGGGTGGTTGTTGAATCGCCTTGCTGAGTCTACCGGTTGGGTGACCACTAGGATGACCGCTAAGGGGCCTAATGACAGGGTGACCTACCTGACTTACCAACCTGAGTTTCTAAAGGCCAAGGAGGCGCTCCTAGCGCAGGCTGAGGCGTTTGCTGGTTGTATGTGGCCCATGCTGTGTGAACCCAACGATTGGTCAGAGGAATTCAAGGGTGGCTACCTTACCAACGACCTCAGAAAGCTGACAAGGCTGATCAGGACTAGGATTCCAAGAAGGTGCCTATTATTACAGGACAGCAAGGCTCTCGTCATGCTGAACCTGCTCCAGAAGGTCCCCTATCGAATCAACGACAGGGTTCTTGAGCTGGCAAACTTCTGTATGGAACAACGCCTTACGGTGGGTAAGTTTCGAGCGGAGGAACCAACACCTCCACCGCCAAAGCCAGAGCCATGGGAGACTGCCTCGGAAGAGGATAAGCTTTCCTATAGGAGAATGAGAACTGAGATTGAAGATCAGAACTCAGCTCTGGCACAGAAGAATTACAGGACAACTGAAGCCCTGTATGTAGCTAACAAATACAAGAAAGATACCTTCTGGATTCCCTGGTCATTTGACTTTCGGGGAAGGGTATATCCAATACCAACAAGCCTTAGTCCTCAGGGTACAGACTTTGACAAGAGTCTTATTTACTTTGAGGAAGAGGGGTCAGTTAATGAGTGGTGGTTAGCATTTCATGTTGCTACTACTTATGGACTAGATAAAGCGCCAATGAACGAGAGAATTGGTTGGGTCAATAAGAACCATGATTTCTTGAGTTTAGTTGCTAATGATCCTGAGGGTACAATCTCTGAGTGGTCATCAGCAGAAGAACCTTGGTGTTTTATTGCTGCTGCTATTGAATACTATCAATGTGTCATTAAGGGAACTAAGAAGACATCTGGTCTTCCTTGTTCTGTTGATGCTACATGTTCTGGTCTTCAACATTTGTCAGCATTGGCATTGGATAAGACTGCTGCTGAGATGGTCAATGTTGTTCCCACTGATAAACCCTCTGATGGGTATAAGATTGTTGCGGAGAAAGCAAAGGAGATTCTTCCTGAGCATCTTCACGATCACATTACCAGAAAGGTAACCAAAAGAACTGTTATGACAACACCTTACGGGGTGACGGAAAACAGTGCTAGGGATTACATTCGTCAGGAACTCAAGGGCATTGAACTTGAGAAGGGTGAACTACAACAGATAGTCAAGGCTATCTATCGTTATGGTGTGAGGAAAGTTTTTGATGGTCCTTGTCGATCAATGGAGTTTATCCAAAAGGTTGCTGGGGAACGTATCAAATCAGGGGCAACAACAATTGAGTGGATAACACCTTCGGGATTCCCAGTTGTTCAGGAGTATCGACGTAATGAAGCTGAAACAGTTAACACTAAATTGCTGGGTCAGCGAGTACGTTGTGAGCTACTAAAGGAATGGGAAGAACGACAGATTGATCTACAAAAGGCTAAGACAGCAGCAAGTCCAAACCTAATTCACAGTTTAGATGCGGCATTACTTCACCTTGTATTTGCGGAGTGGAGTGCCCCATTTACAGTGATACATGACTGTGTGCTTGGTCGTTCCTGTGACATGGATTCCATGGGCAGTGCGATCAGGGACAAATTCGTTGAGATCTACTCACAGCCAGTTCTTAAGGATTGGTCCGGGCAACTGGGGGTTGACTTTGATGAGAGTGTCATGTTGAATACGCTTGACATCAATGATGTACAACAATCCTCTTACTTCTTTTGCTGATGGAACTTAAGGAAATTGCTGAACTTTTGGGTCTTCACCCTTCTGTGATTGATAACTACTATGAAGAGTGGCAGTTTCAAGAAAAGGAAACTGAAGAGGATCATTATGAGGTAACCTTTGTTGATTACCTTTGTAATGTATTTGCTGAGTGTGCATTCCTAACAGAAGCTGCTGAAAACGGTAGCAATGCTATGGCATGTCTTGAAGCATACGATGAAGCTTACACCACCGTTGAGAGTATCCTTGACGCCTGAAATGTTGGAACTAACTATTCCCTCTGATGCTTACGCTACTGAGTTAGCTGAGCAAGTTAACATTGGCTATGGCCTTTGTTGGTTACCAGAACATGTTCAGTATTGGGCAACCCGTGCTGATCTATCCCTGGATGACACCCTGGTTGATTTTATCGACCTTATCGCATACCACGAATTTCTTACCAAAGATGTCTGACACACGTTTTATCTTCACCACAACCCTTGAAGGTTACATCAACGCATTGGCCCCTAGTGGTAAGTTTAACAACTGTACCATTGGATTTAAGGTGCCTGATGAGTACCTGCCTAAGTTTGAAGATGCCTATCAAAAGGCATTGGAATGGGGCAAGAACAAGATGGCTGGCAAACGATTCTCTGCTGAACTCCCTAAGTGGGATGACGAAGGGCTTATCAAGGTTAGCTACGGTGGTGATAGCTCCACTCCAATGTTTCCTTGGGTGGATACAGATGGGGTTCCTATTGACCTTGACACACAGATCTGGAAAGGTACTGTTGTTAAACTAATTGTGGATCTTAAGCCTTATGTCTTTGGTCAAAAGGTTGGTTGCTCCGTTAAGGTACGAGGTGCTCAGGTTCTCAAGCTGGTTAGCGGGGGAGGTTCTGATAGCGGTGGCCTTGATGAGGATGGCGTGGCTGCGTTGTTCGGTAAGACAGATGGGTTTAAGGGTGGTAGCCCCAGCTTTGAACCGTCTGAAGATCCTGGTGTTGGGCCAGTAGGGTATGACGCTGATGACGTACCCTTCTAATGCCTCAATACCGTAGCCGCCTTGAAGAAAAGCTGGCACGGTGGTTCGAACTGAATGGGCACCAGTTTGAATATGAAACTCTAAAGCTTAACTACACATTATCTGCTGTATACACACCAGATTTTATCTTGCCCAACGGGGTCATATTGGAAGCCAAGGGTTATTTTAAACCAGAAGATCGAAGGAAGATGTTAGCTGTTAAAAAGCAACACCCAACTCTTGATATTCGACTTGTCTTCCAAGCTCCATATAATACGCTCACAAAAACCAGTAAGACTACCTACGCTAAGTGGGCAGAGAAGAATGGTTTTTTGTGGGCAGCATCACACGACATCCCTCTTGATTGGTTCAATGATCTCAACTGCAACATCAAGTAAAGAAGAAATTCTTAAGCGGCTTGGTGAACATTTTGCTGACACCCTTGTTGAGTGTCTGGATTATGTCCATACAAAAGACATTACTCCTGATGACATTGCCAAGCTGATTATTGATGAGCTTGAAGATTGGATGGCTTATCATGTTTCAATGACCAATGCCGCTGATTCGGTTCGCAATGCACTCCGAGAACGAGTTTCTTAATCACGAACCATGTCCTAGTTGTGGTAGTAGTGATGCCCTTGCTCGTTATACTGACGGACATGGGCATTGCTTTTCCTGCCTCCACTACGAACATGGGGACGACACCACACCGCTTCCCACCACCACCACAAACAAACGATTCATGGACTTTACTGGGGACTTTGTTCCTCTCAAGGGTAGAAACCTAAGGGAAGATACCTTAAAGAAGTTCAACGTTCGTTATGACCACGACACTAAGACCATTAGGTTTCCTTATTATTCACAAG